AGCCTTTGGGGCTACTGTGATCTTGGGCTGCTTAATAGCTTTGGTCTTAGCAGGAGCCTTAACCGTAGCTGACACCTTAGCAGTCTTCGGTGCCTTTGGTGTGGATACACCTGATTTCTTACCCATTGTCTCAGTAATAAGTGAATCCCACTGCTTGAATACACCGCCCAGATCAAGCAAATATTGGCATGCTTCTGCCTTGGTCATTGCCTTAGGAAGTTGAACAAGCTCTAAAGGATCGTGACCGCCTTTGGCCAGCAACTTAACACGAGATGCTAGATCATTAGCGAAACGAACCTTAGTGGAACCATGTTGAGTGGAAACACCTGCTACTGTAAAATATGAATCTGACATGATATAATTACCTCTCATAAAATTGATCTTAATTAACTACTATACCGAAATTATATAACCGACTGAACACCTTGTCAAGCATTTTGGATAAATTTCTTTACCGCAGAAGAATGCTTACAAGCTTTGCGATACTGAAATCCGATACATTCGCAAGTGACCGATCCATTTCTGGAGATCACCTGGTATTGTTTACCAGTTTTCTTGGATTTGACATTGAAGATTCTGCTAGCAGATCGCCCCTTTGCCATATCCAAACCAACAATATTTTGCTTAAACACCATCGAAATGGGAAGCATAGGATTGTCGGTTAAAATGCTCACATAATCGTCATCCAACCATTTTGGATTGGGAACGACTTGCCCTTTTAGAGTATTCTCAACCCAGCCCTCATTCTTATAAAGATGAGAATAACGGCGTGTCTTGAGCTCTACAAATTGTCCGATTTCTAAGTTCATATCATAATTATAATATCAACTGTATTCCGAGTCAAATGCTCGGGTACTACGGTGTTGTTCTAGAACAACACTTTTAAACTATTGATTCGATTAATCTTTTTCTTCTATCTCTATGAACCCTTTGTCCTCCAAGAATTCCATAGTTTCTTTTATGCCCGTGGATACTCCCCTTCTATAGCATCCGTAACATGCTAAAACAAACAGACAGATTTGAATTAGGTCCATTAATGGTATCGAGATGTTTTGCATACTGCTCATCCTTTTTAGTTTTGATTATCATCTTCTATGAACCAATTCTTCTTGTTTACTTTAAGTTTTTTGAACTGATTGTATTCTAATAAAAATTTTACAAGAAGTCTATTCTCATGTCCATATGCCTCTATTTCCCAGGGTTGATCCCAGTAAAAAATATTGTGATCATATATCACACCATACCAAGATGTAACTGGTCTACGACGATGGGATGTTTCCCTCAATTCATTCTTAGCATATTGTTTTACGTGAACCATTTCATGTGCTAAAATTCTTAGCATATTCAATTTCTTTTTGGTTCTACATAGTTCAATATTGAATGTTCTTTGTTTTCTACCATCATCTATTGAATAGCAAAATCCACCTGCATCCAAAGTATTATGAACGTATATACTGATATCCAAATTTTTTATAAGCTGTTTGGACATAAGAATTGACGCATAATAATTACACGCCATTTTTAACAACTTGATTAGCGTGGGATCTTTTGCATTCCTAACAGAAATACGCATTTAATCCGTAAATGCTGGTGGTTCGTGTGAGAATATCTCTTCTTCTACTTGTTTAATTTTCTTTGCTTGGTCATTAACTACTTCTTTAAGCAAAGTCTTTTCTTCATTGGTTTGTTCTACAATAGGTGTATTACTTGGATGTGGAAAAAGCATAATGCCTCCTAAATTTTGATACCAGAGAAGTTTCTATTTCTCTTAATTAGATTACCCAGATCATATTGATCAAGTGCCTCCTCATCTAATTTTATACCGGAATCTGATAATCCTTTTTGCGCTGATTGTTCCAAGTCAAATAATTTCATCTTAGCGCGATCAATGCCTACTACGAATCTTTTATTTATGGTAGGATCATTATACCTATTCTTTAGTTGCTTTACCATAATCTGATTCAATTGATCTAATTCTTCAGTAGCAATCAAAGCAAACATGAGGTCAACTGTAGCAGGTAGACCAAATGATTCTGAAGTATCTGTAAGTTCAACATCTGTATTTCCATATCCGCCTCTTGTTGTCTGTGTAGCAGATAGAATAGGAACAACCTCCTCGACTGCTAAACCTCGTAGTTCCTCCGCAATACTCTTTATCAAAGTATAAGAATTAATATTAGCTCCTGCTTTAAATCTAGATGAGGCGCAAATATTTAAATAGTCTACAATAATTATATCAGGTTTAAATTGTCGCTTTAACTTCAATTCATTTAGAAGCGCCTTAAAATGACCAACATGCGCTCCAGCGGTGGGATACTCTTTTATAATCAACTTACCTTCAGTTTTACCTCGTATCTTATCAATTCTATTCTCAAACATTTGCTTAGGTAAATCTTTAAGCTGATCCAAAGTTACATTCATTAGATTAGCATCTATTCTTTCAGCAATTCTTTCTTCTGCCATCTCCATCGTTATGTACAATACATTTTTGCCTTGAGCCAAAGTGGCTGCTGCGACATGACACATAAACAAAGATTTACCAACACCTGTGCCTGCTAAGACTACGTTAAGTGTTTTGTTGGGTAATCCACCATTGGTAATTTTATTGAAGAATTCTAAATCAAACGGTATTCTTGATTCGACTTTATGATAAAAGTCAAATCGCTGTGTTGCATTTTCAATATAATCATGCCCTACATTGTTGTCAAAACATACTGATAGTGCATCTTGTAGTAATTGGGGGATTCCGTCGGTTGACAAGCTTTTATCACGCCCATCAATAATAGAGATAGAACTAAGAATCGCATTATATAACGCTTTATCCTTGCAAAATTTTTCAGTTTGATCTAACAACCATTCTTTATTTTGATTTTCTTTATCAAATTGTAGTACATATTCAGTTACATCTTTATACTGCGTATCATTAAGAGTTTTATCATTTTGAAATGCTACAACTAAAATGTCCTTATTGGGAACAGTGTTATATTGTTGAATAAACTTTTCAATCTCAATAAAAATCTTTTGCTCTATTACGTCAGAAAAATAATCCCGCTTAAGAAACGGGATTGTCTTTCGCATATAATCTTCATCGTGTATTAGATTCTGAAGTATTACTGTTTCTATTTTCGAATTCATCTATTGCCTTCTTTAAGATATCATTCATAATGAATTCCATGACAGAATTAAATTCTTCTGTCTTCATATCTTCTTCAGTTTTATCCGGGGGAGTTGCTATATAGTTATAATCCAAAGCAACACCATCGTCGGTTAACTCCACAGATTTAATTGATACCACAGTGTTTTCATACTCACCTTCAGTTATACGAAAACCCCACAAATCCATCTTATCATTTTTAACCGACCATGGTTCATACTTCACTTGCATTTTCATATTCCTTATCAAGGTCTTCTGTTGACATTTGGCTTTTAAGCATTTCTGTTCCTGCAATCTTATATCTTGATTCTATATATTCTCGGAACGCTGGATTGTTTAAAATTGGCATCCAAAACTCTTTAGTATAAGTATCCTTTAATCTAAATTTGTTATTAGTTGTAGTAGGACCACTATACCAACCATTACTTGGTTTAACTACAAACCCACCTTCCATTGCCGCATCAAGCAGACCAGACCAAGTGCTTATACCACCTTCAAACGAAACCTCAATAGGAATCTTAGACTTTTCTCTTACAAATCTTGACTTCTCTACGTTAATAATAAAGTTGAATCCAACAACTTCGGTGCCTTCTTTTTCTTGTTGGCGCCCAATAATGTAGATATTATCTGCTGAATAGTAAATGCCAGTGCCACCCGAGACAATCTGTTTAGGAAATAATCCAATCTCTGAATAAGTATGATTCACAACAATCATTGGAATATCTTTGATTGTTAAATGAGGAGTCACCATTCTAAACAATGACTTCATTTGTTTAGCACGAGTCATATCCGCTACCGATTTACCTTCTAAAGCATCTTCAACTTCTTTCTTGGATGCAAGGTTACCAACAGAATCAACTACAATCATAACGTGATCTCCACGTTCAATATTGTTGATTTGTTGCATACTATCAAACTTCAATTGTTCAATATCAGTTATCGGTGTATGAAGTACTCGGGCTGTGTCGATACCGAAGTTATCAAAATAAGACTGAGGGCTACCAAACTCAGAATCATAAAACAGAATAATAGCATCTTCATATTTGTCCAAATAGGCCTTTGCGCAAAGAAGAGAGAAAGCAGTTTTAAAATGTTTCGAGGGACCTGCAAACACTGTTAATCCAGGTGTTAGCCCGCCGTCTAAACTGCCAGATAATGCTACATTCATCATTGGTACAGATGTCTGAATCATATCCTTCTTAGAGAAGAATTTGGATTTGTTCAAAACTTCTGTTTCTTTAATTGTAGAGTTCTTCTTTAGTTTTTCTAGTAGCGACATATTGTTCTCCGTATTAGATATATTATTTTAATAGATTTGCGTTGTATTGTCAATAGATTAGGCAAACAATCCTTCCAAAGTTGCTTTGGGTTTGGCAGACCAACCTACACCGCTTAGTATGGTGGTCATTGGTTCCAGAAATGCTTTTTCAAACATAATATCATAATCAGCATACTTCTTCAAATTAAATTCTTCAGGAATGGATGAGATAAAAGCTATACAGTTTTCACCGATTGTATTTGGTTCTTTTAGATAAAGAAACTTAATCTTATCCCCCTCTCGAATTAATTCATATTTTTTATCCAACTTCAACTCTTTAAGATAATGATTATACAATAGAGTTCCTCTGACATGCATCGGGGTACCCTGTTTATAAATTGACGATCTATCTGTGTATTTGTCCACACCATTTACACCTCGAGGGAATGCGATCTCTTCTGGTCTATATTCTCTAAATTTCTTTTCAAAATCTCGGACAAATTTTTGCAGATGCGATTCTGTTTTAGTTAGAGCAAGTTTAACTGCCTCGCGTAATGCTTCTCTAATCGGTTCAGGTGTAGATGACCTAACTATTTCTAAACCCATCACTTTCAATTTAGGTTCAGAATATTGCACACCCTCGTTATTATATACATTCAAAGCGTATCGTTTCTTAGCAACCCATATTCCTCGTTCGGCGATTACTTCTCGTTTGAAGTAAACCTTTCTTTCAAAGGCGTTGGTATAGGACATGAGTTCATCGCATGCCTTATTAATAACCTTCTCTATTCTTTCAGAACAAATCTTGTCTAGAATTTCTACTATCTTTTCTGGCGGTTGATCTTTGTAGAATTTCTGTACTAAGTTATCCAACGTAATATAACATGCATCAGTATCTGAATAAAAAGAATAGATATGGTTGTTAGTACCACATATCTTATTAAGATATTCATCCAGTGCTTTACCTACAGTCCTAATAATGTATTGCCCAGTAATAGTAATACCTTCAGCTATTCGGTCATCGTAGAAACGAAAGAATTCGTTGCCCCATGCTCCAAAAAGAGAATTCAATTGAATTTTTCTTGCCATCTGAAAATTATTATACTTGGCAATATCCTTATGATAATTTTTGTCTTTTGTTTCTTCGTATTTTTTCTGTGCAGCAATCATTAACTTCTTATATTTTTGCCGATCATCAAATAATTTTTGCACGATCTCAGGAAAGATACCTTGTTTATCTGTCTTAAACCTATAACCATTTGCTGTCATGCAAAGCTTTTCTTGCTCCAATGTACTAAGCGAATGATCTCTTTTCAATAATGTATTGACAGATACATCTAAACCCCCAGGTATCAAAGTCTCAGGAGAAAGATTATACTGCATAATGATACTGGGATATAGACTAGTGGCATCAAATGATACTACCCAATCATATTTGCCCGGTATTGGTTCTTGCACAAATGCACCTTCGATTTGTCTTCCCTTTCTGTTTTCGTCTCTTTGATGAACTACAATATTCTTTTTCCAAAGATGATTCCAAAGAATACAATCCCAAGTTCTTACAGCTGAGAATATATCAACATAGTTACATTTAGCATCATATGCCATTGTTAAAATCAATTCATCAACTTCATTTTATCCTCAAGTTGATCAACTAATTCAGTATCTACTACGTTATACTCTACGAATTTTTGCCAATTGTTTTTATAGAACAATCTAAAAGAATCATACTCACCATAATCTAATTTCTCTTTACCAAGTTCTACTTTGGCAATATGATCTAACTTATAAGACTCTTGTGCAGTATATGTGAACTTTTTATATAAATCCAAATAATCTAATACAGCAATACCCATTATGTCAAATACTGTCTCAATATTTTTGAATCTAGATATCTCTCTTCGATTTACCACATTCCAAGGAGAAAGATTTTTCATTGAATCTTCTCCTAGGACTTTTCTTATTCTGTTACATAGATAAGGTATATCAAAGAACTCAATGTTCCACCCTGTAATGATATGTGGATAATCATCTGCAATAAATTCTATAAACTTTTTAAGCAGTTCATACTCATCTTTACATCTAATATACTTGTGATTATCTTTTGATACTGTAAAATGCTCCTTACCAAAAGTAACAATTTGTTTGGAATTATACTCTTGTATGGTTATTAACAAGACTTCTTCCATAGGATCTTCCACATTAGGAAATCCTAGCTCAGCAGATGTTTCAATATCTATAGAATATATCTTGATCTGCGTAATGTCAAACTCAATCTCATCAGGAAAAGATCTGGTTATATATTGATAAGCATAATTTGTGTTACCAAATAGTGGAAAACTTTCTACATCTTTATATCTTTTTACAAAATCTTTAGCAGTATTGATATCCTCAAAGTCCATTTTCTCAAGATTTTCACCAAAAATGGATTTGAAT